TTTGTGGAATCATTTAAACTATATCCCTCCTTATGAGAAACGACAGTACTATACACAATCTCTATTAACTACACCTATGGTTGATAGGATAGAGTTTTATCTAAGGTGTTATGGTTGTGATGCTTCGTTTGCTAAAGAAGTAACCGATTATATTAGAACCCATACTAGCACGACTGTTAATGTTGATCAAGTTTTAAATAACTTCTTATTGTTTACTAAAAAGAAAACCTATCCCCCCAATTATGCTACTATTCTTCAAGATGTAACAAAGCAAAGAACCCCAGATCCCGCATCCTTATTGTCTTTGTGGAATGGGAAGTCTTCTCACTTCCTTATGTCTTTGGATGCTAGTTCTTTTGATTTTAAAACTAAGAGTTTTGGTTATAATACTTCTTATGGAATATCAAAGATTATGCCTATCTTAGATCAGGTTATCCCTGCTCATGCTATCCCAGAGATTCTTTTGAATGTCTCAAGCGTAGCTGATGTTTTAGATGCTTTAGGGGATAACGACTGTAGAGAATGGCGACCTAATTTTGATGATCTTTACGAGGGTTCTTCCACAGTTACTACGGGCTTTGGTGTGTGTGCGGTTAACATGGCTGCCCTTGCGGCAGCAAATAGTATTACCCCTCATCGTTTTAAGAGGTTCCAAGCAGATAATGTAACTGATGTTCTTTTATCAGGCAACACTTTTCAAGCTGTTGGGGACTCTAATAGAAACTCTTTGCGTAGGAGAAACTTTCATAACCTTCTTCCTGAAACAAAAATGTTCACAAGGAATGGAAGAAACAACCCTGGAAGTTTAGAGTTATCTAGTCCTTATTACTCTTCAGGGGTGGGATACCTTCCCTTAGGGTTTATGCCCTCTTCTTTAAGATATAAAGAAGTAGCACTATCACAGAATAAAAACGACTACGGCATTGGGTCACTCTTATCAGATAATGTTGATCCTGTATGGGATATCTGCCAGAACTTAACTTCCCCAAGTTCTATGTTTGGGTATGATATTAGTAATACTTTTGCTTCTAGAGCTAAACAAAATGTGGCTTCCTCCGATTGTAATACTTATGGAAGACGAGGACAACTACAAGAAATTATGTATGTTATGAATACTTTTCATGATAAGGAGAAGTATCTTCAAGCAAGCTCTATAGTTTCTGGCTACTATGATGAGGGGGGAATAATTGATCCTACTTGGCCTACTAGCAGTATACTATTAACTCCCAATGATTTAAGTTCTTGGTATGCAGAAAAAGCTGTGTATAAGGGTTTGGATATTGTTGGATCTATAGCAAATCAGTTAATTAATAATGAAAGCTCAGATGAGTCTTTAAACTATTATGAACATTTTACTTTTGGCTCTAAAGTATTTAGGCTATACGATAGCTTTAATAAGCTTTACAAAGCACATGGAACTTCTAATAATTATAATTTAATGGGGGGTGCTAATATCTTTAGTCATACCTACGGGCCTTATATTTATAATTCAGATTTTGATATCGACGGTTCTGGTTTAGAAGCCAGTAGTTTCTTATCTGCTAGTTCTACAGTATATGAAGTAGATATTGCTTACAATGGTGGAAGCGGGGTGTTAAGTATTTCAGGAGTAGAAGGAGAGTATGCGGTGGGAACTTCAGCAGCTTCCTCAGTCTCAGACGCATACATTGGATCCCCAGAGTTTAGAAATCCAAATCTTGTAAGTGCTATTGAGTTAGTTGATTCTTCAGTTGGATGGATTTTTGGAGGACACGGGGGACCCCCTCATCCTATCTTCTCCTTGTTTAATTTGAGTAGGAATGAACAAAGTAAATGGTCTTTTAATCCAAAGCTTATAAATAATCAAATAATCAAGTACCACCGACCATCTAGTAACTCTTCATTTCCTAGGATTAGAATTCCTATTCATCCTGATAGCGGGCATTTATCAAAAAACTTTTTCCAACCTGATCATGAGTATGAAATAGATATTTTAGCTCATTGTTTGGAGGTTAGTGGGCTTGAACTTGGGGGTTTAACTTTAGGAGTGTTAATACATACAGAGCCAGAAGATGATCAGCTATGGTATTATGATACCCAAGTTCAGGATGAGTGCGGGTTATATTTAGATAAGTGGAGCCAGTGTAAAATGTCTCAATTGTCTGGGGATGCGGGAATTGCGTTTGCTATTTCTAAAGCTCAGGCTATACCCTTTACTATGGGAAATTTAGATAATTATTCTTATAATGGAGATGGCGGGGGTATGAAGCCCCTCAACACTTTATTTTCACATTGTTGGGAGCCGTGGTCTATAACTAGTATTGTGGGGTCTAACCCCCTAGCTATTAATAATGTTAGTGATCAGTCTCAAGAACGGTTTAAGTTTAGCTTCTCTACAAAGAATAATAAAGCAGTTAAACCCACCGCTAAATACCTCTCTCAGTTTGGAAAGGTTCATAGAACTGATCAAAAATATGTAATTGAAATTTTTGTTGTCAATGGACATCCCAATAAGTTTGTAGTTTTTGAAAAGGTATCTATTAAAGACCTTACAAATAAGAGCAACGCTAAGATACAGTCTAAATATGGAGATATTGATTTAAGTCTTTTTGATTTAAAAACTATATTTAAGTATTTCAAAACACTAAGTACTGGGCTTGCAAGTAGAAACGCAGTGAACACTTCTTCTGTAATGGAAGTAAGTGGAGGCAGTAGATTAAATTACCGTTCTAATGTAGATATGTATGATAACGCTAGAGCAGCTAATAACCAACTAACGAATATTACGATCAATGAGGGGTAAGGTAGAAGTATATGCGATAGCCGCAGACGGCTCTCACAGCCTCGTAGCCGAGGGCAGCAACCTCGTACTAAACGGGGCAGGGGAGAGCGTTGTAGACATGCTCACGACCCCCTCAAGCGTTCTGGGAATAGCTCCAAGGGTCATGGACACTTCTAACTTCAGGATGGCTGCTGTATCCTTTGGTCCCGCTGCTTCCTCCTTCCAAGAGAACGGGTACTTTTTTCCTAAAGATAACATCTGGTATAAGACTGATGATTTATGTTATGGAGCAAGTGCTAATGTTAGCTCATTAATTAATTTAATTGGAACTGATAAGAGAATGCGAGTTATGTGGACAAGCTCGATTACGGGACAGGCTTCTGCTTATACTCCACCGTATAGACTACCCTCGTATCCTGATCCTACGAATACCAAGTTAGAAAATGCCGACACAGCATACTCTATTGTTAGTGGGGACGGAACACAGTCTTACGGCCAGTTTGAAAATAGAATTCAATTTAAGTCCTCGGATGCTTCGTCCTATTTTCAAGGAGTATTCCCCTCCAAAACTACCAACTCTACTCAAGGAGCGTTAGTTAGTTCTTACGAGGGAGATTTTACTACTTATACTAATGTGACTGCAAGTACAGACGATGATGATGGTATTCGAGGATTGTTTAACCTTAGAGAGTATATGGATTATAGGGGGTATTGCCATTTGAGATATGGTTCTGCTTTTACGGGGGCCAACCGTTTAGGAAGAGCCTTTGTTTCAGCAGCAGAAGTTTACGCAACCGCCGAAGCTATGGTAGTTGATCCCCGTGTAACCTATACGATAGGTGTCGGTATCTGGGATGTTTGGGCAATGAATCTCTACGGTGGACTCCACCAGATAGGACTTTGGAATATGGACTGTAAAGAAGCGTTAAAAAATAATGAAGCCCCTTTCTTAGAAAATGGAGTAATAACTGATGATAATCCTCAGTTTATTAACACATCAACTGGAGTAACCAAACAGGAATTTAAGTTATTTGCTAAAAAAACCTTTACTGAAAACTTATGTGCTAATAAAGACCATACCCCCATCGGTGGAAGCGCGAACCCAGGATTTATTAAGCATAAAAATCTGTATATTCTGTGGACACTAGATTTTAGGTCACAACATGATTAAAGGACATATCACAATTTGTAAGGTGTACAGCGATGGCACCCAAGAAACAGTAGTAGACAGAGGTAATTTGATTACTGCTGGGCTAGGGTCCTCCCTTATCGACATACAGATGGGGGGCGGCTCAGATTATGTTGATGGGTATGGGCCTTACTACTTCCAAGTAGGAACCGATACGATAGACTATGCTACTAAGTTTGAGGCAGCTACTTCTGCTTGTTTTTATACACTATCCTCCCCGTTTGGTTGGGCAGATTATGGTGATAATACGGATTATGAGGTTACTAAACGGTATAGAGGCTTCTATGCATCTAGTGAGGGGGGAGAATATAAGGAAATGTTTGGGACTACTGCGCCCCTCTCATCCGTTATATTCTCAGGATCAGATGAGTATTTTGCTAAAGTAACTGAGGGGAGAATTACTAAAGTTTTTATGGACTCCTTTGAGTCTGAGATAATTCTTGATGAAAATACAGGTAATGGTAAGCTAATTTCCGAGGTGGGATTGTTTGCTAAAAACCCCAAAGGGCTTAAAGAGGATACCCCCATTTTGATGGCTTATAGAAGTTTTGCAGGGGTTCCAAAAACTAAAGAATATTCTTTAGTTATCCATTGGTCTATAGGATTCTTAGGACTTTCAAGAAACATTGATGACCATTACTCAGGAGGGGTATATATTCCTGTAGATACTCTAGCCTATGACCAAACATCCTCCAAACCCTCCTACCTATTATAAGGTATAGCTATGAAAAAAGAAGATTACTTAGACGCATCAGGACACTTAGAGATTTGGAAGGTATACCCAGACGGCTCTGAGGAAAATGTTTTTGATGATAAGAATACGATTACTTCGGGGATGGGAGTAGGGTTAGGTCTTTTATATGCAGGGTCAGGAGCTACAGATATAACTAATTTCCAAATTAGATATTTTCAATTAGGTACTAAAGGTGATACCATTATCAATACTTATGGGGTATCTGAATCTGCACTCGTCTCAGCCTTAGGACAGGATAATGGTATCGCAGATTATCATACTAATGCAGAGTCGTTTCTGCCTATTGACATTCATGAAGAAATGGCTTGGAATGGAGAAGCTAGACCTGTACAAACAACAGGGGATGATAGTAACAATTACCTCTTCCCTGTAATATCAGATAATAGTATCAAAAGGGTTGATCTTAATTCTGTAACCTATATACTTTACATAGACCAGAGTACCTGTAATGGTAATACTCTAAACGAGGTGGGGTTATTTATGAAAAACCCCCTAGGGTATGATCCAGAGAGGTCTCCTCTTGTGGCATATAGACCCTTCACAAATATTGAAAAGACTAATGATTTTTCATTAGTCTTTAAATGGACATTGAATTTCTAACATGGCATTTCAACCAACAGACTTATATCTACCTTCGGGCACAGGCACTCTGATTAATAATTGGGTTGATCCTGTTTATAAATTCGATTCAAGCTCTTTCTATAACTGGGAGCAGGATAACCTACCAATCTATGATCTAGAGGATCGTGATGATTACTTGTATGAGATGGCTGGCTACCCAACTTCTGCTGTTGATGGGATCATCACGATCCTCTAGA